CGGCCCCTGGCGGGCTGTGGCGTCGCCTGGCGGGCGCGGCGGCGCCCTCCCGTGCGTTGGACTGTACCCCGGAATACGGGGATACATACCCCTGCTCGCCTCGATCCTCGCAGGGGTGTCCGGTCAGACTGGGCGCATGGACGCTGCCGATCTTGCCGCCGCCCGCACGGCCTATCACGACAACGCGGATTACGAGCAGACCGCCGACGCCACCAAGGCGGCCGCCTTCATCACCGCCTGTCGCCGCCTTCTTAACCTGTTGCCGGCCCGCGCCACCCGCGGCGGCCGCGAGGGGGCCGAGGTCGAGCACGAGCTGGCGATCATCCGCCAGGAGCTGGTGGATGCACGCCGCTGGCTGGCCACCTGTTCGGCCGCGGCGACGGCGGGCCGCGTCACCTCTCTGAGTTTCGAGAATTTCCGGGAGGGCTGAGCGTGGCACGCCGTTATCAGGCCGACTGGTCGCTGCCCGAGCTGTTCCAGCAACTCCGCGCGGATTACGACGCGGCCCGGCCCTCCATCTATCGCCGCACCCGCCAGGGCGTCGTGCCCTCCGGCACGCACGCCGATTACCACTACCGACTGGAGTCGCACTATTTCGGCATGATGGAGCTGGCACGCGACATCATGCGCAACAACGTGGTGGTTGGCCAGGGCGTGCGGCGATTCGTGGCCAATATCATCCAGGAGGGATTTCTCCTCGACCCGCAGACCGGCGACGAGGACCTGGACAACGAGCTGGCGGAGCTGTGGACCGAGTGGACCGAGGAGCCGGACGCCTGCGACCTGGAGGGGGAGCGGACCTTCCACGATCTGGAGAGCCACGTGCTCCAGCAGGTCGTGGTGGACGGCGACATCATCCCGCTGCCGACCGTCGGCGGTCAGCTCCAGGTATTCGAGGCCCATCGGATGCGCACGCCGACGGCCACGGTCCGCAACGTGATCCACGGTGTGCTGGTCAACGAGCAGCGGCGGCGGCTGGAGTATTGGATCACCCGCGAGGACGTGGGCCTCTTGGCGGCGGTTCGCCGCGTGGCCGATGTGCAGCGCTATCCCGTGCGCGACAACAACGGCCGTCGTCAAGTCCTCCATCTCTATCGCCCCGATCGCATGAGCCAGACCCGCGGCGTCACCGCCCTGGCCGCCCCGGCCGACACGGCCGGGATGGGCGACGATCTGTTTTTCGCCCAGTTGGTCAAGGCCCAGGCCGCGAGCTGCTTTAGCATCTTCCGCGAGATCGGCGCGGAGGGTTGGCAGACGAGCCCGCAACAGCACGGCGAGGCCACGACGCAGAGCCGCCCCGACGGCACCACGCGGCGGATCGAGGGCGTGAGCCCGGGCATGGAGGTGTTCGGCTTCCCCGGCGAGAAGCTGCACGGCTTCTCGCCCAACATCCCCAACCCGGAATTCTTCCAGCACGCGATGCTGATCCTGACGTTCATCGCCATCAACCTCGACATGCCGCTGGCGATGTTCTTGTTGGACCCCACCAAGACGAATTTCTCGGGCTGGCGCGGGGCGACCGACCAGGCCAAGATCCGCTTCAGGGACTTCCAGCGCTGGCTCCGCGACCACTTCCACCGGCCGGTCTACCTCTGGAAGCTCCGCCAATGGCTGGAGCAAAAGCCGGGGCTGGCCCGCCGCGCCGCGCGCAAGGGCGTGCGGGTCTGGCGTCACGATTGGGGCCTGCCCACCTGGCCCTACATCGAACCCCTCAAGGATGCGACGGCCGACCTGTTGACGGAGCGCAATAGCCTCAACTCGCCGCGGCGCATCCAGAGCAAGAACGGCCGCGACTTCTGGAAGGTCACGGACGAGACGATCGAGGACAACGCCTACCGGGTCCGCGCGGCCAAGAAGATGGCTGCGGAGATCAACAGCGAATTCCCCCAGGACCTGGACCCGGTCCGCTGGCGCGATCTGATTTCGGTGGGGATGCCGCAAGGCGTGACCTTGAGCCTGAGCGGCAAGGACCTCTCGGATCAACAGGAGGCCGGCAATGAATAGCCCCATTCCGCTGGACTGTCTGTGGGCGATCGAACCCCAGACCATGCGGCAAGTGGAGGCGGCCGTGGCCGCCTACGGGCCCGAGGCGTTGCGCGTGCCGGCCGGCTGGTCCGCGCCGTCGCCCATGGAGGTGATCGACGGCGTGGCGGTGATCGGCATCTCCGGCCCCATGACCAAGCGGTCGAGCCTGTTTACCGCGCTGTTCAACGCCAGCTCCACGCAGGCGGTCCAGGAGGCGGTCGAGGCCGCGGCGGCCGACCCCCAGGTCAAGGCGATCCTGCTGGACGTGGACTCGCCGGGCGGCTCGGTCGATGGACTGGCCGAGCTGGTGGACGCGGTGTGGGGCGTGCGGGGCCGCAAGCCGATCGTCGCCCAGGTGTCGGGGCTGGGGGCGAGCGCCGCCTACATGGTGGCCAGCCAGGCCGATGCCGTCTATGCCGGCCGCATGGACCTGGTCGGCTCGATCGGCACGCGACTGATGCTGTACGACTTCTCGCGGCTGTTCGCCAACGCGGGGATCGAGGCCGTGCCGATCGCCACCGGCCCCTACAAGACGGCCGGCGCGCTGGGCACCGAGATCACCGCGGACCAGCGGGCCTACTTCCAGGGCATCGTGGACCAGTACCTGGCCGATTTCCTGGCCGCGGTGTCGCGCGGGCGCAAGCTCGCGGGCCCGGCCCTGGAGGCGGTCGCGGACGGCCGCGTGTTCCTGGCCGAGACGGCCCGCCAGCTCGGGCTGGTCGATGGCATCCAGACCAAACAACAGACCCTGGCGCGGCTCGCCGCTGCGCCGGGCAAGTCCCTTTTGACGAGGAGAAATGCGATGTCGGAAACGCAAACGCCGGCCAGCTACGCGGAACTGAAGGCGAGCCTGCCGGGCGCACCCCCCGAGTTCCTCTGCCAGCAGTTGGAGCGCGGCGCGACCCTCGACCAGGCGAAGAGCGCTTGGATGGAGGCGATGGCGGCCGAGAACGCCCGCCTCAAGCAGGACCGGGAGGCCGAGCAGCGGGCGGCCGCGGAGGCGAAGCGGATCGCCGCGGCCGGCGTCGCCCCGGCCTTGACCGTGATCGGCACGGCCACGGAAGGCGGCGTGGACGACCCGGTGGCCGAGTTCAGCCGCCGGACCGCCGAGGCGATGAAGTCCCGCGGCCTCACCCGCCAGCAGGCGGCGGTCGCGGTGGCCAAGGCCGACAAGGAGCTGCACAAGCAGTATCTGCTGGCCACCCAGTCCAGCCCCAAGGCCCGGGCCCTGGTCGAGCAAAACTACTGAGCCGCCCGATTGCGGCGACGGCTCGCGAGGGGCAGCAGCCGAAGCAACCTCTTTACAAGGAGTTCGATCCATGCAGGTCAACGAAACGGGAATCCTGAGCCTCGCGTGCACTCAGGCCCTGGAGCCGTACCGCCGCGTCAAGTGTGACGCGACCTACGGCTTGGGTTACGCCGGCGCGACCGACAAGGAGTTGGGCACGCTCCAGCGTCGGCACATCGTGTCCGGGCTGGGCAGCGACGAGGTCGCCGCGGTGGTGGCCCGCAACGTCAAGGGCTCCGTCCTGATGGTCGCGGCCGGGGCGTTCGATGCCTTCGCCACGGTCTACGGTGCGGCCGACGGCAAGGTGGACGACACGCCCAACGGCAACCCGATCGGCGTCGCCCTGGAGGCGGCCACGGCCAACAACGACCAGGTCGAGGTGATGCGGTTCGAGGCCGCGGGTGCGACCGACATCGTGGAGGCCCACACGGCCGGCGACACCTTGACGGCGGCCGAGTCGGGCAGTGTCCACACCAACACCGGCGCTGGTGCGACGATTACCCTGGTGCTGCCGCCGGCCACGGTCGGGCTCAAGTTTGCCTTCGGCGTGGGGGCCGCGCAGCAGTTGCGGCTGGACCCCAACGGCACCGAGACCATCAGCTTGCCCAGCACGGGCGTGCCCGGCGCGGCCGGCAAGTACCTGGTGGCCGACGCGATCGGCGAGACGGTCTCGCTGGAGTGCTGCGTGGCCGGCAACTGGAACGTGATGGGCTACACCGGCACCTGGACCGCCGAGGCGTGAAGTTTCACCCAGCGCGTTGGCCCCCGCCATAGGGCCCACGCCAAACCGCAGAAGGAGAGTTTCCCATGGCACTTCCCTCTACCGCGATCACGCGGGTCGAGCTGTCGGCGACCTTCTCCGAGTTCGACCTGGCGGCCAGCCGGCGCAAGTTCATCGGTCCGCGCGTGCTGCGTCCCCGCCCCGTGGCGATCCAGGCCGCCGACATCGGCAAGATTCCCCTGGAGGCGTTGCTCCAGGACAAGGAGACGGCCCGGGCCGCCGGCGCCGGCTACAAGGGCGGGGACTTCGAGTTCGCCAAGTTCGCCTACTCGACCACCGAGCACGGCTGGAAGGAGCCGCTGGACGATCGGACGCTCAAGATCTTCCGCGACATCCTCGACGCCGAGAACATCCACGCCCAGCGGGCGGTCGATTTCGTGCTCCGCCGCTACGAGCGGGCCGTGGCCGCCGCGGTCTATGACACGGCCGTCTGGACCGGGGCCGCGCTGACCACGACGCTGACCAACGAGTGGGACGACGCGACCAATGCCACGCCCATCGACGACATCGAGGCCGCCAAGCGCAAGGTCCGCGACGGCTCGGGCCTGGAGGCCAACGCGCTGATCTGCAACTCCGACCAGGCGTGGAACGCGGCCCACTGCGACCAGGTGATCGACCTCATCAAGTACGCCGGCTTCGACGACCCCAAGAACGTCACGGCGGAGGCCCTGGCGGCGATCCTGGGCCTCGACTTCATCCTGGTGGCCGGCGGCCTGCGCAACACCGCCAAGCTGGGCCAGACGGCGGTACTCGGCAAGATCTGGTCGGACGAGTACGCCATGGTAGCCCGCGTGGCCGTGACCGACGACCCGCAGGAGCCGTGCATCGGCCGCACCTTCTTCTGGACCGGCGACGGCCCGACCGCCCCCGGCACTGCGGAGGAGCTGGCGGTGATTGTCGAGGAGTACCGCAACGAGGACGTGCGGGGTAGCGTGGTCCGGGCCCGCAACGACCGGGACATTGTGATCATGTATGCGGAGGCCGGCCACCTGCTCTCCAACGTGACCACGTAACGGACACCTTCCCTGCGAGCGCGACGGGGTGGGGCGGCCGGGCGTGCTGAGGCTCGCCCGGCCGCCCATGGGCCATGGCTTACTTCGACGCACTATTCGCCGACGCCTTGCCGGCCCTGATGGAAGGGCACGCCGAGGCAATTGTCTGCCGCACGATCGCCGGGATGGACGTGCCCGCGCAAGCGATCGTCGGCATGGAGGAGACCCAGCAGGTCACGGGCCGCGACGGAGTCGAGCTTCGCCGCGTCCGTCGCGTCACCCTCTGCCGCGATGCGGCCGGCGACTTCGGCGGGGTGGCCGACCCCGAGACCCTCTTGCGCGTCACCGTGGCGGGCGTCGATTACGGGGTCACCGGCGTGGAGCGTGCCGACGCCGGCGTGATGACCCTGATACTGGCACGCCCCGAGCCGGTGGAGATCGGCAAGATCCCCGGAGGGAAGCGGTGATGGGTGAGGAGATCAAGCTGCCGCTGACCGAGTACACCCGCGAGATCGTGCGCCTGGCGATCCTGGAGGCACATGAGGACTGGGCCGAGATGCTCAGAACCCATCGTAAGGACTGCCCCATCGACGATACGGTCAAGCGGATCGGCAACCAGGAGCTGCGATTCGGAACCCTCATTGGTTGGCTCGTCGGGGCCGGCGTGGTGGGTGCCGGAATCGCCAAGCTGATAGGGTTTTAACGGAGATCGGCAAGATCCCCGGAGGGAAGCGGTGATGGGTATGGCAACCAGCGCATTGGCCCTCGCCAGGGAGGCGGCCCTGCGGACCCTGGCCAACTGCGCGGCGGCCCGCACGTTCCTGGGGGCCGCCACGCCCGAGCAGGCCCTGCTGCGCATCCACTGGGACCACCTGCCTCGGCCCACGACGGCCAAGGTCCACACCAAGACCGAGCTGGCGGCCCTGCGGCCCTTCGCCGTGCTCTACTTCTTGGAGCCCGGCTACAAGCAGACCGCGCTCGCCCAGGGCGGCTACTTCGCCGAGAGCGGCCGGCTGCGCATCCACCTCTGTCGCACGGCCGCCGCCGACGCCCAGAACCGCCCGACCCCCGCGGAGCTGGCGAGCTTTGAGGAGCAAGTCGGCTTGATCGCCGATGGGCTCCACGAGCTGAACGGCACGGCCGACTATCTCGCCTTTGCGGACCTGGCAACGGACGGGCCGTTCCAGAGCGAGCCGGAGGACGAGCCGGCCGAGGGCGTCTCATTGTCCTCCTTCGTGGACCTCGACCTCGGGGAGGGCGGCGCATGATCGGCTCGATCCGTATCCGCTTCCACGGCCCGGTGCCGGGCTCCGCGAACCTCACGCAGCGGGAGTGGAACGCGCTCAAAAAGGAGGCGTTCAATCAGGTCGGCCTGTGGTGGTTCCGCGAGTGCCGGCCCAAGCACTTCACGGCGGCCGGCGCGACCGAGTACGCCTACGCGCCGCGGGTCGGCGAGCGGGGCCGGCCCGGACCCAAGGGCTTCAAGCAGTCCTACACGGGCCGGAAGCTCAAGGACAAGGGCCACACCCGGCCGCTGGTCTACACGGGCAAATCCATGGCCGACGCCGCCAAGGGCCGGGTCGAGCCGACCTTCAAGCGGGTGCGGGTCATTATGAACGTCCCGACCCTGAGCCTCCGTCCCCGGGGCGGGCAGATCGACATGCAAAGCGAGCTGCGCCGCCTGTCGGCCCGCGACATCAAGGACGCGGTCCGCCTTCACGGCCGCTCCATGATCGCGCAACTGCGGGCCATCCGCACCACCTGCACCCTTCAGGTCTGAGAGGATCGTGCCATGACCGTAGCGAATAAACACGGGCTCTATGCGGTGAGTCTCGCGGACGACGTGCTGGCCGGCGTCCGCCGCCAGAACCTCGTGCTGGGCAACGAGGTGAGGGCCGAGGCCGCGTCGGGCGAAATTTACGCCCGCTTCGCGGCCCTCTACGCCCAGAAACAGGCCCCGGGCTTTTCGACCCTGGCCGTGGCCGACGCCTTGGGCCTGTGCGGGCTCTTGGGCGTGAACCTCGCCAGCCTCACGGGCCCGCCGGCCGGCCTGATCCTCTACGCCCAGAAGCACGCCCTCGGCGCGGCTCGCGCGAGCGGCTCGGTCCATCGCTCCTACGCCTTCACCAACGGCATCCTCGCCCCGCGCCGGCTGGAGATCCCGCACCGCGGCAATGCCTCGCTGGATTATGAGTGCGTGGCGATCTCGCCCGACGGCACCAATGCCCCGCTGACCCTCACGGACGACGTCGCCTTGCCGCCGATCGACGCGGACGTGAAGCGGCACACGCTGGGCCCGGTCACCCTGGGCGGCATCGCCATGACCGGCTTCCGGCAGGTGTCGGTCGATCTGGGCACGGACCTGGTGGGCGAGAGCGCGGACAGCGACCTCTGGGACACCTTCGCCTCGATCCGCGAGCAGAACACGACGATCACGCTGCGGGGCATCAATACGCAGTGGCTCAAGACCACCAATATCCCGATCACCGGGCTGCCCTGCACCCACGCCAATACCAAGATTTACCTCCGCAAGCGGGCCCTCGGCTCCACCTTCGTGGCCCCGGCCACGGCGGAGCACATCAAGCTCACCGCGGCCGGCATGGCCGTGGTCGAGGACGCCTTCAACGCGGACGGCAGCGCGGCCGCGGAGTGTTCGATCGTGCTGACGTGCTATTACGACGGCACCAACGCCCCCTTGATTGCCTTGTTGGACCAGGCGATTACCTGATGGCTGCCTTCTTGTATTACCTGCCCGGGCTCCGCGCGGCCGGCCGCCAGCAGATCGAGCGGGCCGGGCTGGGCCACGCCTTCGACGATAGCTGTTCGGCGGCGAGCCGCGAGGTGAGCGCGGGTCCCGACGGCCAGGCCGGCGTGGTCGTCGCCGACGCCCATCGGCTCGGCCAGACCGTGGGCTACTTTGCCGATCGCCAGGCGTGGCGTCGCGTGCCGGGCTCCACGGCCTGGGTGGGTCACTATCTGGGCGCGCTGCCGGGCCCCGACGACCTGGCCCGGCCCGAGGAGCGGCGGCTGGACGGCCACCCGGTCCGCCTGGGCGACGGCCGGATCTGGATCGTGCCGATCGTGCGCGGCGTCAAGGAGCGGGACGGCGAGCCCGTCCCCTACGTGCCGCTGCCGCGCCGGATCGGCTGCGACGAGGACGGCCGCACCGTGTTCCGCGGCGTGATCGCCGAGCATCAGGGACTGTGGGAGGCGGCCGGCCGCTGGTGGGACTTCACCGAGGCGGCCGGGCCGTCGGCGACGATCGCCTGGGACGAGATCGTGACGATCGCCCTGGCCGGCCTGGCCGGCAATTATCGGCTCCGGCTGGCCGTCGAGGCCGATCTGCTGGGCCTGTTCTCGCAGCCCAACGTCCGCGAGGTCTGCGACGCGATGATCGACCTGCCCGGCTGGAAGCGGTGGCTCAAAAAAAAAGAGGCGTCCGGTGGCTCGTCTACTGCCGATGGGTCGCCGGACTCGCCCCGGGATACCGACCGAGTTTCGCCGACCTCTACGCCCTGAGCCGCGGGCTGGGGCCGCGGCAGCCTGCGGTGGTGTCCGTGCCGATCGTGCTGCGATAGTGGTGAGTTGCGATGCCTGACGGCAAGGTGGTGGTCGAGTTCACGAGCGAGGAGTACAAGCTCCTCCAGGGCATGCGGACCGTCGTGGACCAGTGGGCCAAGATAGGCGAGGGCGCGGCCAAGGCCAAGGGAGCGGCCCGCGAGGCGGCCCGCGAGCAAGAGGACTGGGGCCGCAAGGCCAAGCAGGTTTTCGAGGAAACCCGCACGCCGCTGGAGCGGTTCTACCAGAGGTACAAGGATCTGAATGAACTCCATCGCCGCGGCGCGATCGACCAGGAGACGCACGCCCGGGCCATGAAGCGGGCGGGCGACGAGTACGACCGGCTGGAGAAGGGCGCGCAGAAGGCAGGGGGCGCGATGAAAACCGCCTTCGGCCCGGAGCTTCTGGGCGTGGTGAAGAACCTTGCCGGCAGTTTTCTCTCCGTCGGCAGCGCAATTGCCGGCATCAAGGGCCACCTCGATGAGATCCACCAGCGCTCCCAAGATCTCGCCACGAAGCAACAGGTAGCGGAGCGCCCGACCGCGATGCTGGCGCAGCTCGCCGAGACGCCCGAGGACATGAAGCGCATGGTGGCCCAACGGGACGAGCTGTTTGCGTCGGGCGCGGCCCCGACGCTGGAGGCCGCCTCGCAGTACGTGTTCAGCATCTACTCCGCCGGGGCCGAAAAGGAGTTCGACCTGTTCAAGGATCTCGGCAAGACTGCCCTGGTTCAGGACCCCGACAAGATCGCCAAGGCGGGGCGCACCCTCCAAGCCGCGATGGGCGTCGAGGAGGCCGGCACGTACCGGCAGCTCGTCTCCAAGGCGATCGCGGCGGCCGGGCCGTCCCCGACCGAGGCCGATGAGATCCTTGAAGCCGCGGCCCAATCGGGCACGGGGGCCAAGGCCCTCGGCCTGACCGACGAAGAGCTGCTTGCCGCGACGGGCATTGTATCCGAGGCCGCCGGGGGAGCGGCATTGGGCGGCACAAAGATGGCCAGCCTGATGCGCAGCCTGCAAAAGATCCGGGCGGGCAAGACCGGCGGCGAAGAGGGTGAGTCGGTCCCTATTTCCGACATCTACGGGGGCGAGGCCGGCGCGGAGGGGCCGGACGTGGATTTCACGGGCTGGGGAGGGCTGAAAGGCTTCGGCAAGCCCAAGGCGCCCAAGCTGGACCTGGCCGGCAAAGACCTGATGGGGATGGTCCGGGCAGTCGAGGCCGCCAAGCTGGATGACGCCACCCTCTTCAAGCTCTTCGGCCGGCAAGAGGCGGTCGACGCCTACCGCCTGCTCGTCCAAAACGCCGGAGGCTACCAGAAGTTGCTCGAGGACGTTCAGCGGGCGCAAACCGAGGACCGGGTGGCCCGCCAGCTCCGCATTGCCGAGACCGTCCCCGAGATCGGCGCGGCCCGCGAGCTGCGAATCGCCAAGGCGGGCGCCGACGTGGAAGAGAGCCCGGCCGGCCTGCTCACGAATCTGGCCCAAGTGGCGATCGAAACCAAGCAGGCCCGCATGAGGGCGCAAGGCAAGACCCCCTATCAACGAAGCATGCGTCGCAGTCGAGACGAGCAGTGGCTCGAATGGTTCGGACCCGAGAAGTTCCTGGCCACCGAGCGCGTGTCGAGCCCGACGGTCTATGCCGAGGTCCAGCAGAAGTTTCCCGGGATCCTGGGGCCGCGAGGCGTGAATCCCGCTGCCCTCGAATCGCCTGACCTGAAACGGGCCGCGGCCGACATCCGGCAAGCGGCGGCGGACCTGGCGGAAGTCGCCCGCCGCGCCGATGCCAACCCGACGCTCAGCGGCAGAGACCAGTGAGGGAGCCGTGGCCGCCGACAAGCTGATGCTCGAATCGGACAAACGGGAACGCCGCGAGGACCCGCTCGGGCCGGCGGCCACGCGACTCCTGGAGGCCGGCGACAAGCTCGGCCGCGTCGCCGATGAGATGATGCGTCAGTATCAGCCCTCGCCCACCATGGCCGGGAGGGACTTCTAGCGATGCCCGGCACCATCGGCGGAATTGCCTGTAGCAGAGTCTCCGGCACCCTCCCCGCCTGGCGCGAGGAGTCGCAGGTCTGGCGAATCCCCGGCCTCGACGGGTTCGGCATCGCCCTGTTGGGCCGCGGTGACGGGGAGACCGAGCTGCGGGCGGTCTTGTATTCGTCCTCGGCGGGCGTGGATGCGTGGGCCGCCAGCCTCCACGCGCTCCAGGGGCAGATCGTGGCAATCACCACCGAGCGAGGGCAGAGTTACGCGAGCTGCTTCCTGGTCCGCGTGGGGAACCTGGTCACGCAGGCCGCGCGCATGCCGGGCACGGTGATCGACACCCGTGGCGAGATCCCCCTCCAGGTCCTGATCCTTTAGCGGAGCCCCCATGGCCATCACCGCCTACACCGTCGATCGCCACGGCAACGTCAGCCGCGTGACCGTCGCCAGCGACCTGGTGGGGGCGGTCCTGTACCACTGGTATCTGGACGGCGCCTACCTGGGCATGACGACCTCGCCGAGTCGGTCCGTGTACGTGCCGGCCGGCGAGCAGGCGCGGATCGAGGTCCTCGACACGCTCGACCCGGCCTGGGACCCGATCGCCAACGCACCGGCCGGCTACCCGGCCCGGCGGACCGTCTGGTGGGTGCGTGCAATCGACGCCGACGCCGCCACGTACCGGATCGAGCAGCGGATCACGGGCCAGAGCTGGACCGCGATCGCCGCCGTCTCCCACCAGCCCGGCGCCTGGACCTATCGGGCGGCGACGCCGCGCTTGGAGGATCTCGCCTATCACCAGTGGCAGGTCGTGGGCCTCGACGCGCTGGGCAACGAGATCGCCACGCCCCTGGGGATCGCGCGGCGCATCGTGCGGACCCCGGACGCCCCGGCGTTCGGATTGAGTTACGACCCCGGCACGCAGCGCATCACCCTCTCGGCGGCGTGAGACCGACTTATGAGCATCCAGGCTGCCGACGTTCGGATCGAGTGCGACGCCGTCGAGGTCTCGCAATTTGAGATCGCCGGTACGGTGCCCGGACTGGTCGTCACCGGCGCGGCGGGCCGCAACGGGCCCGGCACGGGCCGGCTGCAAGTCGCCGCCGGCCAGGCCCAATGGCGGGCCCCCGGCTCGCTCAACTTCGGGCCCGGGGTCGATGTCACGGTCAGCGGCACCTATTGCCTCTGTGACGGGGACGACGCCGACAAGTGGGTCCGCGTCCTGGTCAACGCCGACTTCCTGCCCGCCGCCGCGGTCTCGGCCCCGGTCTACCTGGCCGATCGGTACGAGACAGCCTACGTGGCGGACCCGGAGCTGGCCTGGAATCAGATCGCCGGGCGCGACGTGACCGCCGCGGAGGCCCTGGCGGGCGACGAGGAGCAATGGAGCTTCGAGGTCGCCAACCGACACCCCAGCGAGACGATCCTGGGGCTGGTCGTGTGGATCGACCCGGCCGTCACCTGGATCGAGCTATCGGTCAATGGCGGCCACGACTGGTACGCGCCGACCACCGAGGCGACCGCCCTCCTGCTCGGCGATCTGGGGCCCGACACGACCAAGACCGTGATGGTGCGGCGGACCGTGCCGGCCCTTACGCCGTCCGATCCGGCCAAGCTGGTGCTGTTTCATTTCGCCTGGAACACCTTTTTTTGAGGAGAACGCCATGCCGCGTTACGTGCTGGACTTCGCGGGGGTTGCCACGGGGGCGACCGCCGCAACGCCTTTCGGCATCAGAGGAAGAAACGCAGGCCAAGTCAATCGTCTACCACAACGCAAAATTTGAGTGCTCAACGCCTTTCGGCATCAGAGGAAGAAACGCACCACGCCT